CTCGGCGCCGACCGTGTTCACAAGCTGCAACCACTGTTCACCCTTCAGCGGGATGCTGGCCCCGGCATACAGGGACAGGGACAGGGTTTCGACTGCCGTAGTAATGTCGGCTGCATCCGGCGGAGTCATCGCCGGAGTGTAGCTGGTTTCGAGCGTCGGCTCGGTGGTCCGCATCGAAGTGACGGTGCCGCCGGCAGAGACGCCTTCGGAACCGCCGTTGACGATGACGCCCTGAATGAAGCCGGTCGGCTCTTGTGCGACGATGTCGCGGGCTTGGTAAAGGGTCTCAGTAAGACCCGTCAGTGAAATGTCGTTAGCCATAGTGTGCGAAAGTTATTGGTTGAGATTTGGTTGTGGTTAGTCGGTCAGCTTGCCGCCGTCGCGGATGAACTCATTCCGCTTGGTTTGGGACAGGTTCATGAACTCGGAACGCTTCATTGCCTTGGGCGCTTCCTTGCCGCCGTTGTTGACAGGATCGTGGCCGGGCTTGCGCTCGGGCAGGGCTTGCAGGCGCGCGAGGATGTTGGCGCCACCTTCCGCGTTGGGCGCGGCAAGGATGTCAACCACCCAGTCCTTAACGCTGGCGCCGGGGATGCGGCCGGCATCGGCGCAGGCTTGGACTTCTGCGGTCACGCGGGCACGGCGCTCGGTTTCGAGTTGCGCCTTGATGGCCTTCAAGTCTTCGGCGGTGGAGTTGTCCGGCGCGGGTGGCGCGGCGGGTTTGTGGGCGATCAACGCGGCCTTCAACTGTTCGTCGGTGGCGGCGTTGTCGAATTTGATGCCCAGCGCGGTTGCCAGGGCAATCATCTCGGTTCGATTCATGATGCTTGTGGTTGCCCCGCTTTCATTCGGCGCGGGCGGTTTGGTTTGGTTTTTCAGCGACGCCGGCACTCGCCGGAATTGCGAAAGGTCAAAGGTGTTACTGGCCGCGACTTCTGCGGTCACGTCGTCCACCAGGCCGAACGCCTTGGCGTCAGCAGCGGTGAACCACGTCTCGTCTTTCATCGCCTGCTCAATTTCGGCGCGCGGCTTCTTGGTCTTTTCCTCGTATACGTTGACCAGCGCCTCTTTGTGCTTTTCCAGAGCCATCGCCATCTCGCGCATTTCGTCCGCGGTGCCCATGCACATTCCGGACGGGTCGTGAATCATGAGCAGCGCGCTTGCGGGCATGACCAGTTTGCTACCGGCTAACGCGATGATGGACGCGATGCTGGCCGCGAGTCCGTCGATGCGGCACGTTACTTGGTTGCGTCGCGCGGAAAGCAGGTTGTAGATGGCAAGCCCATCGTGAACGGAACCGCCGGGCGAGTTGATGCCGACGGTGATTTTGCGAGCGGCCGGAATCTTGGCCAACTCCTGAGCAAACTCCTTGGCCACCACGCCCTCACCGCTCCAAAAGTCGCGCCCAATCTGGTCATAGATCAGGATTTCCGCCGGGGCGGATTCATCGGCGGACGCTTTGAAAGTGAAACAGGTTTTCATGCTGGAACGGCTGCGGGTTGCGGAGGATTGGTTGCTGCCTCTTGCTGGATTGCCTCAAGCGCGGCTTCGATTAGCGACCCGTTTGGAATCTCAAACTCGGCTTCGATTTCTCCGGCAACCTTCCGCTCCTTCGCGCGCTGCCGCAGGATTTCGCGCCAGTCTTCACCGAGCGCGCCGCAGATGCCTTCAAGCGTTAGCCAGCCGGCGCGGTATTCGTTAATCAGCGCAGCGGAGTTGCGGCCCACGTCCACGTTGACGGAGCGAGGCGGGCGCACGGTGACGCGGAGGAAATCAGCGGGCGGGTCGCCGAGGTTGTTGGCGTTTGAATAGACTGCCCACTCCATGCACCAGCGGTAGATGCTCTCGAAAGCGGAGGCCAAGACGGCGCTGCGGCTGCGGAAGAAAACAGCCGCGGTGTCGAGGTCGGCGCGCGTAACGGTGCCTTGCAATGAGAACGGCATCACCAGCAGCTTGGAGATGCCAACGCCCGCGCAAATCTTGCTTAGGACGTAATCCCAATGCGCTTGGTCCGCGATGCTCGGCGTGTCGCTGCGATTTTGCTCAAGCGTCTCGTCAGTGCGGATGGCAATTGTTCGCCCGCCGCCGGACGCCTTGCGGATGTAGTCGGTCCGCGTTTCGAGCGTCTCGACGTTGGCGTTGGTCGCCCGATTGATCGTGAACCGCTGCGCTTCCAGCCCGTTGGCCGGCAGTTCGCCGGTCTTGGTCTTGAAGACGTTGGTGATGTCCGCGGCGTCCTTGCTCTTGCGCATCTGCAACATCTGGAGATCGTCCAGGTCGTGCAGGTCGTTAAGCACCGGATAAAGCATCGGCAGTCCGCGGTATTGTCCGGCGCGCGAAGGCTCGAAGATGTGCAGGATGCTCGGCGCCTCGATGCGCTCGAACTTGTCGCCATCAAAGGCGGTGCGGACGTAGTATGCGACGGGGCGGCCCTTGGTGTTTAACTCGATGCCGTCAATGACGACCAAGCCTTTCGGCAAGTCGCGCGGTGTCGCAACGCGATGGGATTCGATGAGTTGAACCCGCGGCCGGCGAATGGTCCGCCCGTCAACCGTGACTTCCTCGCCCCACGTCTTGAGCAGGAACACTTCCCCGTCAATGAACCACAGCCGGGCGCAGAGGCTTTGCAGGGAGCCGAACGGATGCAGGCTCGCAATGTCGCAGACACGTTCCCAGCCAGTCCACCAATCGCGGGCGCGGGTGTTCCATTCCTCATCGGAACTCGCCGGGATGAATTGAAGCCCGTTGGCTCCAACGGTGAATTGCTCAAACAGGTCGGCCAGCCGGTTGACGATGCCGCTGTTGCGCTCGAAATAGCGGGCCTTGCGGACGATTTCCAACCGCGTGGCTTGGTCGGCATCGAAGCGCGCATCGCGGACGAAGCCGGGCACGTCGCTTCGGGCCGCGTCGTAACGCTGCCCCGCTTCGTAACGGTTGGTAATCACCGCCCACGCTGCCGCCATGCGCGCACGTAGGTTCATGCGGCGGTGATGGCGACGGGTTGACCGTGGCCCACACGGAGCCCGATGAAGTCGGTTCGCGATTCCGTCACCGGCTGCAACCGCGACTTCATCTCCGCGAAGATTTGCGCGTCCGTCGGCGATGTGATGCCGGCGGAAATCAGCGCGGCGGAGCAGTTCTCGTTTTGGGTGATCAGCGACTCCGTTCCGGAGAAGCAGTCCGCGGGACTCATTCCGGGAATGACCGCAAACTGAACCGTTCGACCCGCCGCACTTGTGGCGACTACGAACTTGCCGCCCTTGGTGGTGACGTATTGCCCGGTCAGGGCAAGCATCAGCGCGGCCTGAAGGGACAGACCTTCCTTTACCGCTTCCGCGTAAATGACGCGAAGCCAGCCGCGCAGAATACCTGTCTCAACTGCCACGAACCAACTGCGAAGCCATTGCTTGTGTAATACAATGCGCGCGTTACCGAATGTTCACGACTCTTGCGGATTGGCAGGCTTAACCTTGCGGGTTGGGTTCGGATTGTCCGCCAGCCATACCAGCGCATCGGCCAGCGTAGCCCGTTTCCCCGGCATCGGGAACCCTGCCTTCCGCATGGCGTAAACGTAGTCAAGCGACCGCTTGAGCGCGGCGGCGAGTTCCTTGGATGTTAGGAGGTCGGTCATGCTTTTGCCTGTTCACTGACACCAATCAAACCCGCCTGCCACGCAACCGCGATTTGGTAGCGTTCGCAGTCCCACAGATGCTCGCCGTCCCGGCCCACGGTGATCCATTCGGTTTGCATCTGGCCCGTCTTGGGATTCGGACGGGTGCGCCGCACGCGCGCGGCAATCTGCCGGCGGTGATCGTCGGGCGTGTCGCGGGCAATCGTCCAGCCTTCCGCCTTACCGCTGCGGAAAAGGTCCATGCTGTCGGCGGTCATTCCTTCGCTTACGAGATAGAGTGCGCAACTAGTGACCACGGATCCATGTTCAAGCCGGAGCGGATAGCCGCGGCCATTGGCTTCCTTCACCGGAACGCGGACGTTCTTTTCGTCCTCACCTTCGCCGACCTTGAGCAGGTAGCCGCCGGCCGCTTCCTCACCTTTGATGGCGGTCCAATCCCAACGGCAGCACGCCGAATAGACGCGATCCGTGAACCCGCTGGAATCGACAATCACGAACTCGCTGCGGACGGCGCTGCGGTTTTGCAAGTCGCGGATTTCGTCCCACGTTTCAAGTCGTCCGGCCCACACCAAACGCGAGCGGCCATCGGCGGCCCATGCGCGGATGACTCCCCAGAAGTGCGCTTGTTGAACGTCAACGGTTAGGAAGCGCGCGACTTCATCGGGCCACAAGTCGCCCATGTTGTAGTCGCTCTCGCGGGTGCCTACCACATCGTTGGCGGGTTCATCCTTCCACGCCTTGGCAAACCGCTTCTGTGTCACCTCGCGCATGAGTTCCATTGTGCCGCGGCGGATGGCTTCTTTGGCTTGCAGCAGTTCAACGGCGATCTGCGGGAGAATGCGGAAGTCGGAAACCATAGCCGACCATGAGAACGAAGCGACGCCGGGGTTAGCGTCGGGGCTTGGTGTGGAGTAACAGCCGTGGCGGTTCAGCATGACGGCGTTGGCGTCGGTCGGTTGATACCGGCGCTGACAGTGTGGGCACTCATACTCAGTGGAGCCGATGACGATGCGGTAATCCCACGTCCCGTCCTTGCGCCTTGCATCAGGCGACCACTTCACGCCGCCGGGCGCGTCCTTTCGGCCAAACGTAAACTGCGGAACGTGATGGCCGTGGCACGCCTCGCAGCGGAATTGCCATTCCTCGCGCGTGCCATCCTTCCACCCTTGGTCCGTCTCGTCGCCGTCGAGTGATCCCGTTGAAATGTCAATGACCTTGCGGTTGTGGGCGAAGCGCGTGGTTCGCTTGTGCATCTGCGTCAGAATGCCCGGTTTCCAAAGCCACGTCTCGTCATTGATGAGGTAACGTAGGTGCTTCATCTGAGCGTTGCCTTCGTTGGCCGCTTGGATGATTAGGCTCATATGCGGAAACAGAATCGCGTTCGTGCGTTTCTTGTGCCGGTTCTGCGGAAACCACTTGGCAACCTCGGGGCAGCTTTCGAGGAAGCGTTGGATGCGCGTTTCGGAGAACTCCTTAGCGTCTTCCTCCGTCGGCGCATTCCATGCCACCGGCCCCGGCGCCCTTGCAATCAGCCACGACAGGAACAACTCCGCCAGCGTGCTCTTGCCGCCGGCAGCCGCGGCCACGATGACGATGCGCCACAGGTCGTCTTGCCGCATCGCTTCCATCGGGCGTATCAGCCACGGCATTAGCTCTGGATTGAATCGCCCTTCATACGGCGACCACGAACCGAAGGTGACGTTGCGCGCGGCCCATTGGTGAATGGATTCGTCGGGCGGCATCTGCCACGCCTCGGCAAAGTGTGGGGCGAGGGTGAAGCTCATTCCGCTTTTCCTAGGATGCCGCACACTTCAACGAGCGCGGCTTTGTTGTGTCTCAAAATCTCCTTTGCATCCTGGCCGGCGCACCGGGCGGGAAGCTCAACCTCAAGCAACCGCTGAAGCACGGCGCGCGCCTTGGCGTTCCATTCGCGGACTTGCTCAGTGACGGCGACCTTTTCCACCAGTTCGCCAGCCTCCCGGTCATGCTCCATTTTCGCACGCTTCGCCTGCCACTTCTTTAGCTCTTTTCCCCAATCGTTAACGGTATCGGTTTCGGTTGCGTCGCCGGAACGGAACAGCCATCGCAGGAGCTTTTCCAGGTCAACCCGGCCGGACCCGTGAAAGGCTGAGCACCCGCCTTTCTTGGCAGCCTTCAGGACATCCATCGGGATTCCAGTTGCGCCGGAGCATGCCTGCATTGAGGCAAATTCCGGCAGAGCTTTATCGTTATTCCTTGTGTTTCTCACTGTTTTTACCTGTCACGGATGCTCGATGAACTTTCGTCACCCGAAGGGGAAAGGGGGTCCAAAAAAGATTCCTTGCCGTTTCCTAGCCTCGCCATCGCGTTTTTGCTTCGCCCCGTTGTCTTCATCCTATCCGCCCCATCCGCCCCCGTGGCGCCCCCTTCTTGCGCGATTGCGTGGCCTTCCTGTTTGCTCACTTGGTTGCCTTGTGTTGATTCGTCCCCGCATCCCAAGCCGCCCACGCGATGCACTCATGCTCAGGCGAGCCGTAGCCGGGAATGGTGCGGACCAGTTCGCCCCACCAAAGGCGGAAGCGTCGGCGGGATTCGATCTGTGCGTTGATGCTGTTTATCTGTTTGTTGGTTGGTTTGGCTTTCATTGGCTAGAATTGATGGCTAAAGAAATCATCGCGTCCCGAAAAAGTTCTGGCGTCGCGTTTGCTTCCCGCTTGCTTAAACTCGGTTTGTTTCTCCATGGCTCACTAGCTCGGATGCCTTGCCGGCAAGGCATGCCGACTTGGTGGGTGCCGACAATCCTTTCCCATCTTAGTTCCGCTGGTGGGGTTTTTCCGTAGTAATACAGCCACGTTGCTTTGTTGGCGCGGTGTCCATAGGCGGATTGCCATACCTCGCAAACCCATCCTCCGCAAGTAACGCGCTGCCACCCCATAGACACGGGCGGCGTTATGTCATGAGCGGCAAAAGCCTTAGACATAGCCGGATGTTCCAAAACGCCTCCGCAGCGTCTCACATGCTTCACAGCGGCGGCGAAGCATCCATGGTCATTTCCTGGCCTGTTATGTTCACCGCCCCATCGGGCGTAGTTGACGGCGCATAGGTTTCCCCATAGTTGGCATGGCGGATGAGCTACCACCGGTAGGTTTCCATCGTATCGGCGAGCATCGCGGGACTCTGGCCACGCATCCACAAATGGAAGGCTAGCGTAACAACCATCCGGTTGCACAAATAACGCCGCTACCAAATACGGATATGATTTTGTCTTAATCCTCAATCGGTGACCCTTCTTCAAAGCGTGTCGTCTCACGGTGAAAGCTAAGCCGTATCTCATCCAGCCCGCCGTTGCGTTGCTTGGCGACTAGAAGGTTGACCTGCACAACAACGTCGGATGGTTCGTGGTTAGGGTCTTCCTTGTATAAAAAACAAATCACGTCGGCGTCTTGTTCGATCTGCCCCGATTCCCTTAGGTCGCTCAGCGTTGGCTTGCGCTCCTTACCCTTCTCAATGTCACGGTTCAACTGAGCCAACGCAATCACCGGCACCTTCAGTTCCTTGGCTAGCCCTTTGATGTCATTGGAGATTTCAGCGACGGATGCTTGCCGGTCAGCCTTGTCCAGCCTTGGCCGAATCAGCGTTAGGTAATCAATGATGAGCAGCCGAATCCCGTGCTTCTTATGCCAACGCCGCGCCTTGGCTTTAATCTGAGCCATCTTGAGGCCGGAACGGTCATCGATGTAGAGCGGGAGCTTTGAGAGCTTAGTGGCGGCGATTGACACTGCCCGCATGTCTCCCTCAGTCCAATGGCCTTTCTGGACGTTCACGCGGGCAATGGTGCCAAGCGCGCGTTGGTTCAGCATGCTCGCCGTCATCTCAAGCGAGAAGATGCCGACACCGCATCCAGCCTCCGCAGCCACCATTCCGATTTGCACCGCCAGCGAGGTTTTCCCGCACGAAGGTCGGGCGCCGATGACGATCATGTCGCTTGGCTGCAATCCGCCGGTGAGCTTATCGAGTGAACGGATGCCGGTAGGGAGTCCGGTCATCTTGCCTCCGAACCGTTGCTGGATTGCATCAATGGCCGCGCGGACGTGTTCCTTCTGCGTTAGCTCAGTGCCGCCGGCTTCTGAGTCTTCGCCGACTTTGAGGATTTCGCGCTCTGCCTCGTCAACCAAGGCATCAATGGGTCCGTTGGCTTCGTAAACCTTGCCGACGATGCCAACGGCCGCTTGGAGCAGATGACGAAGCGTGGACTTCTCTTTGAGAATGCCGAGGTAGTAACCAAGATTGGCAACCGATGGCACCTTGCCGTCTAGTTCGGACAAGTAAGCCAACCCGCCGACTCCTTCCAACACTCCTGCGTCTTTCAACCGTTGCTGAAACGAAATTAGATCAATCGGCTGTTGTGCATCCCACATGGCGACCAAGTGCGAATACAAAGTCTGGTGCCGCATGTCATAGAATTCAGCCTCCCCGCGCTTCAACTTCTCAACCGCTTCGCCGATGCACTCATTTGGCGAAATGAGGCAGCATCCCAAAACACCCTGCTCCGCTTCTAGGGAGTGGGGGGGTAGGCGGTCCAAAACGTTCGGCTGAAGATTGATGACGCGGGCGTTACTCACGGAATGTCCCCTTCACCCATCGGCAGCGGTTCCTGCCCGGCCTGCATGGCTTCCAGTTGCCTCAACAGCGCCCGGTATTCGTCCTTCTGCTCCTTGGTCGCCGTCTTGGCGTTGTATTTCAGCCAGTTCCAGTTTCCGGGGTGGGTTTCGATGCGGGCTTCGAGTTCTTTGATCTGTTGCCACATGGGTTTGGGTTTGTCGGCCGGTTGGCTGTTTGCCTTTGCCGCAAAGATGCCAGACCAGCCGTTAGCGATGGATGCCTCAACGGCGGCCGGAAAGGTGATTGGCGAGAATTCGTTTGCCCACTTCTTCAGTGCCATCGTCAGTCCGGTTGGCTTGTAGCCTTCCCGCTTCTCGGACTTGTGCTTGAGCCAGAGCTTGACCGCTTCAAGGCATTGCTGGGTTTGCAGTCTTTCGGGGAGGTCCAAGCCATAGGCAACATGCCACGGCGAAGCCGGAGGGGGCTTAGGGGGATTCTCCCCCTTCTTTGCTTCTGCTTCTGCTTCTGCTTCTGCTATGTCCCTGTTTTGAGTTACGGAGCGTGACGAACCGTTACGCGTAACGCCTTTACCGTTACGCGTAACGCCTAGTAACTCCCTGTCACGGTGCCGTTGCTGGCGTTTGGCGTTCCGTTCCTTGGCATCCTCCTTTGAGGCTTCGTGCCGGTATTTTGCGTAATTCACCAGCGCCCACCCTCCGTCAATTGCTTCCAGCCGCCTCCCTTCATTGTCTGGCGTCCGCGAAAACGGGTCCGGCGAAAGGAACTTGGCAATGGCAGCTTGGCACCTTTCCAACGGGACGCCGGCAGTCCTAGCAAGCCCTGGAATGCTTCCAGCGACCTCGCCATGCTTGTCTGCCAAGGCGAGAAGGGTAATCCACACAACCTTGTC